GCGAATACTCGCATTTCAGACCTTAACTTTTCACCCTTAACTGGATCGCTATATTCTGGTAGCACCTCAGATAGTCTTGCAGCTTGTTGAGCGATGTAACCTTGCAATGCGTGTTGTTGTTCCGCTTGTTGCTGTTCGGCAATGCGATAACGTTCAGCTTGAATTGCTTGTAACTGCTCTTTCTGTTGCGACATCTCAGCTACTTTTACAGCGTAACCAATTGGATCAGACTCCTTGAGATATTCTAGGTTCTCACTTTGCTCTGGACTAGACAGCAACTGTTCCATCGCTTGCAACCTCTCAGCATAGGCATCTCTCAATTGCCTTGCCTGATCTATAGCCACAGACTCAGCTTCTAAAGCCTTGCGCTGTTCAGCTACTTGTTGCGTTTTCTTAGTGTAGTCTGCGCCTTGTTGTGCAAGTGACTTAAGTTCAGATAGGGTTAATTCTTTATCTTCACCAGCGACTTTGACCGAGTATGTCGGTTCGTCATCTGGTTCGGATTCAGATTCCTGCTCTGGCTCTTCATCTTGCCAATCTTCATCGCTGCCTTCACTAACTTGTAACTCTTCTTCTGGCTGTTCTGTCTGTGCTTCAGCTTGCCCTTCGGGTGCTTCTGCTGCATCCATTAAACCTAAGAAAGAATTTGCTGCTTCTTGTACAGTACCTGTACTCTCACTCCCAGATGGGTTGGTGATTTCACTCATTTTACTACTCCTAAATTAGCCTTACGGCAAAATCAAAATATCTTCCAACGCTTCTCGTTAATCTTGCGCTGGTCTGCAATGGATACAATGTGGTTATATACGTCTTGTATCGCATTTAATTTGGTGTATGCTGCTTCACGTTCTTGGATGTCAAACTCATTAGAGTTGACGATTCTATCTACTTGCACTTGCCTTAAATCTTTAAATACTTCTAGGAACTTTTCATCTAGCAGTAAGTTATTTGCCCACTCAGAATTTGTCATTATAGGAATCTACCTGCGCCACTAGATGCATCACCTACTGCGCCTTGAGCCATGCCACTTAACAGACCATCCAATGCGCCACCTTGTGTACCTTGCGATGTCTGTAATGCGTTTTGTATCATAGGGAATAGTGCTGCAATGGATGTGTCAGCATAATCGTATAGTGCTTGTGGTTGCATTGCTGGTGAGTTAATGTTGTTTAGGTATGTTCTTTCGCCACCCATGCCAATTCTTAAATTTCCAAGATGTGATAAACCACCACCTAAAGAGCCACCTGATAAAGAACCAAAATTAGGTCGTGAGTTTGTTTGTGGCTGTGTATAGTATTGCCCCATGTCTGGATCGTAATATACTTGTGAACCCTGTGAGCCTGACATTCCACCCATAACTATCCCCTTGCTATCTCTTGTAGTGAACCAATTGCCTTCATCACAGCATCTAGTTGGGATGACTGCGCTTCTTGGCTTGACACTTCCTGTTTAAGCTGTAGCTCTAATCCTTGTAATGCTAACTTAGCCTCTGCGATGCGATTGTCTGCTGCATCCTTAGCTGATCGTTGCGCTAACTCTAGGTTCTTGCGTTCAGCCTCTAAGCCCATCTTCTGACGATCTAGTTCATTCTTGGCTGCATCTGATTGCGCCTTGAGTTCTGCCTTAGATCTCTCAATGTCTGCATACAATTTAGCAGCTTCAGCAGTAGGATCTTGTGGTGGCTGTGAAGCCTGTTGCATAATCTGTTGTTCTACCTCTGGTGTAATCTCATTGATGAACGCAGTCGTGTCCTTGAAGCCAGCCATCTCAATCATACGACCAAGTGTGCTTCTATATTGCGATACAGTTACCAATGGATTGTTAGCACCATACTTGCCGATAATCTCTTCTTGCTTTGCCATAATCATCTGTAGCATTGCAATCTGTTCTTGACGATTGCCGTTACCCAAACCTACGTTAATTGATACATCGTACTCATTATCCCACTCACGAGGATCAAACGTCACCCATTTGCCACGCAAACGCAATGTACGCTCTTTTTCTTGGTACTTGCATAGTAGGTGTAGGATGCCTCTAAATAATGACTTAACGCCTGTTTCTGCAAAGATACGAGCTATCAGCTCTAGCTTACCTTGAGATTGCTGTGTCATTGCTGCTACTGCTGTAGCTGATACGTTCTGCAATACGTTAGGATCAAGACCTTGCTGCATATCTGATACACCAGTACGCTTCGCTAGTGCGCCATCCAAGTATTCAAACATAGGGAACGATTGCCCTGCCGTTGACTGTACTGTCAATGGGATGATAGCGTTAGGATTCTTAACTCGTACTACGCCACCAGCAGTAGACGTTAGCAAGTCATCTAGGTTTACTTGACCTTCTACGGCAGCAACACGATAGTTGTTCGTTAGGTACAAATTATTAAACATCTGGCGCAAGATTGTGGACTTCTCCAATTGGATGTCCATTGTCCTGTCAGCCATTGATTGACCAAAGAATAAGTGTGGGATAGGAATAGGGCAGATTGAGTGGAATGGAACGTAGTCGCAGTCATTGTTAGACAATATCTTGTGACCTGCAATTAATACCTTGCGTAACTCTGGGATGCCTTTTCCGATCAGGTCTGCCTTGATGAAGCACTCAAACACTTCTACATCATCTGTTAGTGCGTAGTCAGGTAACTCATCTCTCTGGTAACGTGCCAAGCGTTCTGGGCTGTACTCTAGTCTGTCACCTGCTGGGATTTCATCTACTACTGACTGCTCAAAGCCCATCGCAATTAAGTCACCACGACTAATCATACGTCTGTGGGCAACAAAGTCTGCGTTCTCAATGCTGTTAGATGTCTTGCTGATCAAGAACTCTTCTGGCGGTACGTTCTCAATGACGATACGGCTCTTGTCTTTAGTACGCTGAATAGTTACGCTGTGTGAGTTGTACACCATGCCATCAGCACCGATAATTGCATCAGTCTTTTGCTTGACAATCTCAAAGTCTCCACCCATCAAGAGCATTGTCATCTCGTCATCACTTAAGTTCTCGTACTTCTCCTTAGTGACATCTTTTTTCTCTTCCCAGTAGGCTTTAACAACACCAACCTTTTGTAGTAACGCATCCTTGAACCAATTGTGCATGATCAAGAAGCCATCGTTATCTTTATAGAATACCCAGTTCGCCATGTCAGATGCCTGTTCTGCGAATGGTTCGTCACCATCCTTAACAGGTTCAAACTGTACTGCATCCTCGTTGGATGTGAATACTCGTATTAATTGTGGTAACGCACCATCTACTGCCTCAGCTACTTCTCCTGTAACTACTTGGCTTGAACCCTCTACCTCGTTGCCATAAGGTTTGCGTAGGTAGTAGTCCATTGCCTCTGCACGTTGGGCAACTGTTTCAGTTTCAAGGTAGCCAATAGCATTATCTATCTGCGTGATACAAGCATTTAGTAATTCATCTTCTGTCATTTTACCCATTAGACCACCCAACTATTATTAATGTTTAACGGCTTAGACCAAGTTGCATCTACTTCGTTTAATCCTATTGCTAAGTACCTAAAGCTGTCGGCATAGTGCGATGCCCAATCGTGTAGTGGTGTGTCAAAGAATACGTTACGCTTCTCATCAAACACCCTACGATAGTTCCGTAGTGCTGATAGACCTTGCTTGGTGTTCTCTGCATCAAACCAGCATCTAGGTAGTAACCTTCTGACTGCCTGTATTCCATCCGCTACTGATAGGCTTGGTGCAATTGACACCTCTAAGCCAGCTTCCATCAGTACCTCTTGCCTTGACTTGCCAGTTGACATCTCTCTAACTCTAACGTCATGTGGCAGTATGTGTTGCGCCTTGTCGTAGCCTTTATCTCTCAGCCAGCTTACATAGTAATCTAATCCGACACCATGATTCTCAGTAGAATCTATAAGCTGTATCTCTTTGCCGACTATTTGAGCCACCCAGATACAAGTTGAATCGCTAACACCCAAGTCCCAGCTACATACAAGACGAGCAAGAGCATCACGAGGAATAGTTGTAACTCTGCTTTGTTCATCTGTTTCATTTAGTAGCGCACCATAGTAAGCACCCTCAACTGGGGCATCAAAAGAACACTCAAACTCTTGTCTAAACTTATCCTCACCCATCTCGGCTTTGGCATCTGCTAACTCTTTAGCATCTAGGATACCTGTATCACTTGCCTTGAACTCTAGGAACTTCCAGCCATCTGCCTTTAACGCACGTTCTTTAAAGTCTGCAAAGTGGTTGTTGCCCTTTGGTGTACCAATAAACAAGCACCAGCCTTTTCTATCTGCTAGTGCTGGTCTGATAATCTCATTCCATATCTTTGGGTTCTGATCGCCAATCTCGTCTAGCACTACGCCATCAAAGTATTGACCTCGCAAGCTATCGCCATTGTCTGAACCATACAAGCTAATACGTCTGCCTAAGAAGTCAACACGCAACTCAGCGATGTTTACCTTTGCGCCTAGTGGTCTTGTGTACTCTACTAGGTAATCAAACGCTACTCGTTTAGCCTGTGCGTATGTTGGTGCTATGTAAGCGTAACGTGGATCTTTTTGTTCGTTGTTTAGTGAAGCATTAATGAGATGTAGGATAGCTGATACAGTCTTACCCATACGTCTGTGTGCTACTACTACAGTAAATCTGTTCTTGTTTACTGCGTGATGTATTTCTAACTGTGGCGGTCTAGGTCTGTAACCTAGATCTGGTGCATCAGTCATTAGGCACACCAGTAATTACTTTTAACAATATTGGTGCATCTGCATCGCCAGTCATCTCTACAGAACTCAAGTCTGGAACTGACTTCTTGAGAAGTATCTCTATAGCCTTCATCTGCTGTGACGTTAGTTCAGTCTGACCTAGCGCACATTCTGTTAGTCGTTCTATGAGTAAAGCAGCATTGATCTTATCTCTGATCAATTGCTGGTGTCTTGGATTTAGTTTTGCTGTAATGCTCATGATTTATCACTCCCGAAGGTTGGTGATCCTTTTTTATGTTACCACTTAACCTTATTTGCCCAATATGCTGCGCTCATCTTACCTTTTTCAATATTGCTTGCATGACGTGCCTTGAATGAATCGCTACGCTTGCTTCCCTCTGGACTGCCCTTAACACCTTGCTGACCAAAACGAATGGTCTTGATTGTATCACCTTCTTTGGCGACAACAACGTGGCTCTTAGTCGGATGGTTTGGAGTAGCTTTAGGCTTGTTGTAGCCAGATACTCCAGCGTTCTCTAGTCGTGCATCCTTCTTCATTTCTTGGCTTTCTTTGGTGCTGTGTGAGTAAGAACTTGACTAGCAGCCGTATGCTTTGCACCAGTCATCAACACATTGCCAGATTTGTGTGTAGCACCTGTGTAAACTTTACCATTAGGTAAGTAATGTGTTTGCATCTTGCTCATTATTTCTTAGCCTTCTTAGGCTTCTTGGCTGTCTTTGATGCTTCCTTGAAGTCTTGTGCTGTTGGTGCGTTTTTGCTACCAACTTTGTTCATCTTCTCGCCAGAGCCAGCCTTGATACGTTCTTGCTTGGCATTGATGTTTGCATACAATCCTGTTTTAGCCATTATAGTAACTCCGTTACACATAAAGTTGATGATGTTACTGCTGCATCCTTGATGTAAGCCATTTTGTCACCGCCATTAACTTTAAAAACTAATGAGCTGTTAGTAGGAATCATCATACTAGTAGTAATAGATGCTGTTGGGTTTGTGCCGAACGCTACATGACAATGACCTAGTGAGCATGATACACGCACTAGAGTTGTATTAAGTCCAAATGCTGTTGATTGTGCAGTCGTTGCGCCTACTGCAAATACTTGTGAAGTTGATGGTGTGAACGCATCAACAATGTTACCGCCTTGATCTCTAGCTACAATACTCATAATTATTTACCCTTTTTCTTTACTGGTGCTTTTGTAGGCTTAGGTTTGCCTGTATATTTTTGCATCTTCTCTGCAATCTTGTCCATGTTTCTCATATGAAATCCTTTAAGTTGAGGTAGGAGATTTTATAGGGCAAAGTATCTCAGACTCTGGTTGTATCTAGTATTCAACATGAACTCGGTAGCCATCTCGGTTCATCCCTAAATTACATGATGAGGATCAGTCATCACGCAACGTTCTGTAAAAGGCAGTAGGCTTCAACTGTGCATGGATCACATCCACCTACCTAAAGACCATGTTACTCGGAGAAGAGTTATCTAAATACTATTTAGACAAATGAAACTATATCACACTTTCTTGCTCTTTGCAACTTTGTTGACAATTGCAGTCTTTACTGGCTTAAAGTTTAGCCCTTGTAGTCTGCACCTTCCTGTATCTTTCTTATCATCTTTTTAATGTACCAGATGGACTTCTCTAAATCTTCCACCCCATTCTTTTCTCTCCATCTCCATAGATACTTGATTGCGTTAGCCGTACATACTGCATCTATACCTCTAAGATTCACAGTAGCAGCTTCTAGCGCATCAATACACTCCACCTCACCTTGCTTATAGTGAGATGGGTTTACGTTGTCATTCTCTTCATATATTTTTGTGTAATCTTCAGATCTAACCATCGCTAAACTCCATAAATTAATTGGTTTAAATATTATGTCGTGCCATTCAATAGTTCTAGGTTCTTTGCTAATAATTCCACCTCACTCATGCCTATTGCATCCTCAAAGCCTTCAATACCAGAATGGATAGCCACCCGATAGCCACCCAGCCTATGATGAGAACTGCATAGCCCAATAGCTTTTGACCAATGGGATTTCTGTCCTGCGCCAGCCCCACTCCGAATATGATGGATTTCGCAAGGAGTAT